GTTCGTATATTTTAAAACTATGAAACGCATTGAAAAATACATGTGGAATTTTTTTGTATCGCAACATAGAGTGCAAGTTATAGATTTTTTCGTGCCAGTAAAAACTCATGGTATTATGATAATACTCAGTTTTTTGCATCCACTTGCACCAGTGATCATATCTACCTTGGTATTCAGGAGGAACTGGTCGTCCAACTCTTAGATTGTTTATTTCCCAGAATGCGCCTTCGCCTTCGGTTTCTAAGTACCATTGAACCCGAGCCATTTCGGTCCAACCTATAACTATCAAATCTGGAGTGGTAGTTTTTAAATATTCAATAGTTGAATCGTAGATGTAATCATTACTAGCTCCGCTTAATGCCAGATTAGTTTCTGTACCATTTAGCATTTTACAAAGTTGAGAACCAATGCTGTCATCTTTGTTGCGTAGCTCCTCGCCACTCATATTGCTGTCGCCGTTTAATAAAATATTCATTAGCTAACTTCCTTACGACCATCACCGATGTCTTTGGATCTGACGTACACATTTGGATTCATTGCTTGTGCTTGTTCCCAGGTTTCCATGACCACATGTCTGCAGACATTTTGGAACCATTGGTCGACTATGTCTGCATCAGTCTTGCCTTGATATCCTGCACGAACCAAGTTGGATACAAACTTGTCGTTCCAATCTAGTTCAAACGCACCTTGGTGAATATTTTCTGGATCAACATCCATTTTTAGAATAGTCACATACGGCTCGCCAGCTTCTGTAGCAAGTTCTTTTTCTGTTTTTTTAACAGTCTCTTTGGGTTTTTTTACCTTGGCCGGCTCTAATGGTGGCGGTGTTACTACCTCAGGTTTCTTTTTGAATACATCAAATATTCCCATTTATTTTCCTTGATTTCTAAAATAGTAAAGCAATAACGGTGCACTGGGTTTCATTCCAACAACAACATTGATTTTTTCAAATTGATTCATGGCGCTGAAGCATTGGTTGATCCCCCAGGGTACTTTTGTATAGTTTTCTTTTATATATTGGTTAACAGTTGCAAGATCTGTAAAAATTTCAGAATCAAACACAGCTAAGTATAGTCGATTTAATTCAAAATCTTGTACTATTGAAAATTCCGTTGACTTGTATTTATTAGCTAAAAAGCTGAAGAGATCAACAGCATCAATGTCTTCTCCGTCTATTACCACAGTATTTGACCGACCAAGCCACCATAACACGCCATCTTTAACTTTAAATTTATCAGACATTGTAAACCAATCTGAGCTGGTTTTCCACTTGGCTTTAACATGATCTGGGTATAGTTCGTAATCTATGTGAGGATTAATTATGTCAAATCTGGCATGATTATAACTGTTAATATTGTCAGGGGTTGTTTTACTGATAAACATAGTACCCATTTCTGAACTACCAAACATATTAACAATTTGTTTTGGGTTAAACTTTTTAAACAAAGTTTTCATCTGGTCGTGAAATGGTCCTACTATTCCGTTAAGTGCTACCTTGCCTTCTAGGTCTATGGGCTCTACATTAACGAGATCTCTAAGATATGAATAAGGTAATAACCAACGAGTGATTTTATTATTCTTGATATATACCAATTCGTTATACAGTTGTTCTTCTATTGTACGACCTTTGAATGATGATATGTCTCCGTCGTAGTGATTCTGACAAAGCATCAACAATGGAATTGCATAGTTAACAAACAAACTTCCGTGATGCATTGTCTTATTATGCAATGGCCGGTCAGCTTCTTCAAACCCGTTGTACTCGATGGTGTGTTCAGCTAATTCAATAACTCGGCTGTGAGTAAAATCAATAATCTTAGGAAATCCAGTGGTTCCGCTTGTATGAGTTTTTATCGCTATAGTATCGGGCCCAATTGGTTTATCCAGCTCAGGGTGAAACTCTGGGTATATAGTTTCATCTATCATGGGTGGAGTGAATACATGCTTTTCAGGCATCCATTCATTGACCCATTTGCTGTGGGGTGAATCTACTAGATCATCAAGCGGAGGGAATATTACTATTACATCAATAAAGTCATAGAAGTTTTTAAACTCCGGCATAACTCTATATGCTGGATGGCCTTCTTGATTGAATACATTACAGCCTAGATCCCATGCGGCTTTAATAACTGCACGGATAACATAAAAGTTAGCCGGGCCAATGAACACAGTTTTGCCTACAGTTTTACCACCAAGTTTGTCATAGATGGCTCGTCGATAATAATTTTCAGCGTTGGCAATGTCTTCGGGTAAATGCATATACCCGTTTGATGCTCGTATAGTAATGTCTGATCTAAGCAAATTGTTGACTGTGTTGGCCGGCATTATTTCCCCCATCCATTGCCCCATAAGTCTACATGTAATCTTGGACTATAGTAATAGCCTTTGGTCATGGCCCAGTCGGCAACACGAACACGATTTTGTTCATACGGGGCAACAACTCCGCCTTGTGGCATAACATATACAACTCCAGTAAAACCGCCTGCTCTGAATTCTGCAACTGCGCGATCAACTTCGGCAAAGTGCTCTTCGGTTTCTACAACAAACTTTAGATATACTGTGCCAACTCTTTGATAGTCAGCTACGATTGCTGGACATATAGCATCCTCCCACTTTTCACCACTGGCCGAAAGTTTAGGGCTGACACTGAATGTAATTTCTCGTTTGGGTCCTTCGTTCCAATTGTCTCTCCAGTTGCATAAGAATTCTTCAAAATCTGCTTGGAGTTTTTGAGTGCCATTGGTTTCGAATGTAAGATTTTTTAAATCATTCATGTTGGCATTTTCCAACAGCTCAGGATACATTTTTTGCCAACCCAACAAAGGTTCTCCTCCGGTGATCACAAGATGTACATCATTGCCATTGGTCTGCATCCAACGTCGGTTGGGAGTAAGTGCAGTCATCTTATCAACCACTTCACTGGTTGTATATGTAGGGCTCAGATGTTTGAAATCTGGATGCCAACTTGCATAACTATCGCATCCTGTTTCAACCAGCGGTAAATCTTCAAACCGATCAAACAAGTGCACAACTTGTGCAACTTCATCTGCACCTGTTGATAGCTCTCCTGGCTTGCATCCAAATCCAGCGCAGGTAAAATTACACCCAAAAGTTCTCAAGAACACACTGGGTACACCGATAAATCTACCCTCGCCTTGGGCAGAATAAAACATTTCAGATACTTTGATTTTTTTCATTGTCTAATTTTACTATAGTTAAGATTGTTTGTCAAGTGAATATTGCTCGAATCTAGTCCAAAAGTTTAAATATCTTGAATGATTATCTGCAGGTATTGTGTCCATCCATTTTTTGTGAACAGTCTCACTTACCCAATGTATTCGTTGATTTCTCAAGTCGTAGAGCTCTCTTTTACAGTCGCCGGCGCTGACTGCTCTTGCAACAGTCTGCTCGTGTTCCAAGGATAATGTGTACCATTCTAATTGTTCACTGGCAGGTAAAGTTTTCACCCATTCGTGCATGAACCAACCACTGCTACCGGCAAAGATTGTTTTTTTTCCAGTCTCTTTGTCGATATCTATGTTGATCAATTTGTTTTCATAGTCCATCAAGATTTTCCCTTGTACAAATACCCAGCCAACTGTGGTGGCGTCCACCCCACAGGCTTTAATACTTTGCCATCTTCACGCTTGCGAACTTTACCAGTCACTCGATCAATCTTAGCAAAGTTTGTATTCATTACTTCTTTCCAAGCGCCTTCGCCATCAGCACCAATACTATGGATAGCTCCTATTGTAACAACCATAATATCAATTAATGCATCAAGTTGTTCAACTCGATCACCTGCTAATACAGCTTGATGAAGCTCTCCAACTTCTTCGTCGATTAATTTAAGATACATTGCGTATTGAGCAAGATCTTCTGTGTCAACAGATTGATCACACGCCTTCATGAATTTTTTTTGGTCGTTAAAAACACTCATACTTTACCTTCCTCTACCAGTTGATTTTTTAATTGGTTTACCTACTACACCAGTGGTTGGTGTTTTCTTGCCTGTGTTGGCAGTTATTGTATCTTTGTGCTCTGCAGGATGCTGTGCGGCTTTTTTCTTGGCAAGCGCATCCTTTAGAGACTCGCTAAATGATTTTTCTGTCATGGTGTTACCTTTGCTTTATATATTGGTGCCCACATATCAGCCGCCGTTTGATGAGCCAGCAATAACGGATGATTTCCTGGCACAGTTACTTCAAATCCGTTGTCATGCGACCAGTCTACAAAATTCTTATCTTCAAAATTAAGAAGTTCTGGTTTGATGAGACTTTGCAATGTTTTTACATAGTCTGGTGCATGCCAGGTTTGATCTAACAAATGATAATCCATGTATGTTTGCACACTGGGCACTCCCAGCATGTTCAGAAAGTTCTGTACTGCATAGATGGTTTGCAGACTTCTTACTTTGTTCCATAGTATACTTTTACCGCCGTAGTCTTGATAAAATTCTACTAGCCGATGACTTTGTGTTTCATCTACTGTTTTTTGTAACTTTGCCGGCACACATGTCGGACCTAATGTTATCCATGTTTCTTTTTCTGTTATGTAAAAATCCCAGCGTTGTGTCCAGGTCCAATTAATAACTGCCAGTGTATTTTTGGTTTCATTTGAACTAAAGTAACTGTATATTTGTCTGGCAATATGATCGTTACCACAGCCGTTGACCGCCGTTGTTTCGTAATCAAATCCAAGTTCCTTGGCAGCCAATGCCGGCCACCCCATTAATCCTTGCCAGTTATCTGGAATCTCGGTGCCCAATACAAAACTATCACCAAACCCTACTATCTTAGTCATAATTCAACTCCAGCTTGTTTTGCTAAATCTTGCATGACCGCTACCCTACTATCAGCACCACGACTGCTGTGTAGATGCACAATTCTTGCATGATCAATTGGACACTTGTTCCATGTGGTGCAATAGTCTTGCAACAGATTAAATCCTTGCCAGGCCACGGTTGGATCAAGTACTTCATGCAACGGCATACCCTGACTCCATAGCATGGCATTTAATATAATCTGCTCGGTATCATATGTGGCAGTATCCCAATTGGCAGCCATGTCTGTGCCTAGTTTCCATGTGTCTTTGCTCATGGTGGCAGGAAAATATCTTACCCCAGCATTGAAAAAATTATCAAACTTTTGATTGTAGGGATTGAGCTTGTCAAACGATCTGGGATCAGTGTAGTTAAACATCATGAAGTTTTGATAACCAGTCCAAGGCATAAATGGTTTCAATGCCACTGTGTCTGGATCAGTGTATAAAATATTACAAGGCTCTGAATGCCATAAATCGTGTATGGCCCAGAAAGTTTTTTCAAATGCTTGGTTGATGTGATCACACTCGCCACCAAAAAATTTCAACTCCCAATCGCCTAGCAAATGCCGATTAAAACTAGCAACACTGATATTGTGCATGGTTGTGTACTTGTCATAGAGATCGGACTCATGACTGCGATCCACAACTTTCCAATCTGGATCTTTAATTTTAAAATAGCTTTTGACTAGATAGTTTTTCATACAGATGATTTATGTCTTGCAATACCAGTATCATTGATTTTTTCAATTTGAAACCCTAGCATTAATAGAAACTTTTCAAGCTCTTCGGCAGCCGGACGCCACCAATCGTTGTAGGACCAAAGCTCGTAGACAATTGGTGGATAGTTATGTTGCTTTAGTGTTTCTAGTGCACCCTCCAGTACCATTTGCTCATATCCTTCAACATCAATTTTGATACATCGGATGGGTTGATCGATGGACACCGAGTCAAGTGTCTTGATAGCAAAATTAATTTTAGATCCTTTGCCTTGAGCCCAATCACTGTGCTTCCACACCAATGGATTGAGACTAAATGCACCTATGTTGGTGGCATGATCATAGTCGGGTTGATTAAGGCTCACTGTTCTTTCTGCACTACCAAGCCCGTAGGCATGTATTGTTATGTTTTCCAACTCATTGAGTGCAATATTCGCTCGAATATCGTTGACCAGTGTAGGTTGTACTTCAAATGCATGTACTGTGTATTGAGGGAATTGCCGAGCAAGCGGCAATGATACTGTTCCTATGTTGGCACCAATGTCTAGGATACTACCATGGT